GATCTCCAGCCGCCGAGAAAAGATCTTTCTTTTTACAAGCGTCTAAGAGAAGGTTGATTGAGTCACCTTCTCAATTGGTCAGGGATGAAGTTTTGGATTTATTGTTACCTAGGTATCCTACTTTCCATTTACCTTATGAAAATTTTTATTCCAAACAATTTGATGATGAATTAGAGCATTGTATTTCCTTACTTAAAGCGGATGCTTCACCTGGCATTCCCTATATTTTAAGATCGAGAGATAATGCAGGTCTAATAGAAAAGTATAAGGATGAGGTTAAAACATTTGTTAAGGATCGTATAACTTTGAGACTAAACACTGCCCATTATAGGCATTTGACACCCGTACAATTGGTGGAAGCAGGACTGGTAGACCCAGTTAGGCTTTTTATCAAAGACGAGTTGCACAAAACTTCCAAGTTGAAGGAGGGTCGACTTAGGTTGATAATGTCTGTTTCAGTGGTGGATAAGTTGATAGAAATGGTTTTGATTAGGAGAATCAAGGAAATAGAAGTTAACAATTGGCACAGCATACCTAGTGTACCTGGATTAGGATTCACTGATGAAATGTCAGTGTATTTCTTTGACCAGGTCCACGGTATGGAGAGACCAGTAAGCTCTGATGTGAGCGGATGGGATTGGAGTTGCCAACAATGGCTACATGACGATGCTGGAGAATTTACTATCAGACAGTGCTTAAATGCAACGGAAGAATGGAAACATTTGATCCGTATGGACGCTTATTTAGCGGGTCATAGCCTTTATAGCACTTCAGATGGAGATCTGTTAGTTTTAGATGTCCCTGGAAATATAAATTCAGGTAGGTTTCAAACTAGTAGAGGAAACTCTCTGTGTCGTAATATAGTCAGGATGCATGTTTCAGATGATTTTTCTAGACCTAACCAATCTAGGTCAATGGGTGACGATTGTATTGAAGACTACGTTTCAGACGCAGTAAATAAATATAAGCAGTTAGGTATTGACATAAAAGTGTATGATGAGATAGAAAATGAGTTTGAGTTTTGCAGTAGGATTTTCACTAAATTTGGCAGTTATCCTGCTAATCCGGAGAAGCTCCTGGGCAACATTCTTATGACCCAACCGAAGACTATGGAAGAGCTTTTGACTTGGATTTCAGCAATTGAATCAGAGATGAAAAATCATCCCGAAATAGAAACTTATGTTAAAGTCCTTTCAAGAGTGGGATATTTGAAGCTCGGTGGGGAGCAAAATATAGATTTGGAAAAATTATATTATTATGCCTAAACAACAACAACAACAACAAACGCAAAATCCCTCTAAAGGAACTAAGACTCCTGCTCAACGGGCAGCAGCTAAGAGACGTAGAATGGTGAAGAAGATGAATAAGAGAGCCATGTTAAATAGTGGTACGACTTTTCAATCGGTCACTACTCTACCACCCTCTATGCCTGGTGTCAATCCAGGAATCGACAACGCTTTGAGGGTAGCTTCTCGAAAATTGAATATTAAAACTCTTTCTAGAGATGGCATAGAGTTTCTTAAATGTGCTTTCGCACCAGTTGACTTCGCAGTGACGAATGTCAGGGGTGTGCCAGACAATTTCGAATCTATGTCCTTAGTCAAGAGACATCGTTATGTTTCTCCATTCACTGGTCATACAGGATTAGACAAGTATATCTTGCTTCTCCCTATACCAGGAGTAGCATATGGGTTTATTGATAAGGTAGCAGGGAATCCTATAGTATCAAATGATGTTATAGATTTAGTTGGCTATGCTGATACTCCTGCAATATTTGGTAACGTTAGTGGTGCTGAAGCTGGAGATAAAGTTAACAACTTTAGATTCATCAGTAATCACATTGAATTAGTAAACACGACCAATCAAATGTCTTGGTCTGGTAGTATCCAGACTATGAAGGCCAAAATACAGGTTGCTTTGAGACCTTCGTCCACAGCGGCGAATCAACTCACAGTTTCAGGTATAGCGTCTTTGAACAATTTTGGTCAAACGCAACAATACTCCGCTCCTTTTGCGAATGGAGTTTATGCTGCGGCTTACAATTCCTCTAATGATTTTCCTTTTACACCTATTTATGAAAACGTTAATCTTTTACCACAAACAATAGTTGTTGGTACTGATTATGGTCAATTAAATAGTATAGTGGGAAATATACCAATACCAGGTTTCGACAATAGCTTTGAGACCGTCGTTATCAAGATTTCAGGGTTGACATCTAATGTGTCAGCTTTGTTGAAAACTTGGGCATGCGTCGAGTATCAAGTAGTTGCCGGATCCTTATTGTATGAATATCAGAACCTTAGCCCATGCGATCCTATAGCATTACAGGTCTATAAAGAAGTTATTAAGCAATTACCAACAGCAGTTGGTACAGCTGATAATCCTGATTTCTGGGAGAGAGTTTTGAAAATTATAAAGCAAGTTTCGGGTGTGGGTATGATGTTACCTGGACCTTATGGGGCAATGTCAACTGGAGTCAACACCATTGCATCTGCTATGGAGTCGTTGCTCATTTAGAGGATTTTCGTGTTTGTTTGTAAATTATATATATATGACAAGGAAAAGTCTATAAAACCCGAATACACA